GGGGTCACGCCATCGGCAGACCAGCAATCAGGGGCAGACACCTTGTCAGCATCGTACGACGCCATGTAGAAGGTGCGCGACACTTTGGGCGCGGCGTTCACAATCACCACATCGAGGTAGCGCTCATCGATCGCGGCAACTTCTTTGCCCGAGGACATCAGACGGAACACGCCGCCCTTGATGGAGATACGCTTGCCACCTGCGGCACCACCGCCACCGGCCAGGGCCTTGGCAACTGCGGACAACTCGCCGCGCGACTTGACGAATGCGGGGACATTGGACCCGCCGAACAAAGCTACATTACTCATAGTTTTTTACCTCACTTGGTTGGTTTACGAACGCTGATGTTGTACTCCGTGAAGGAGTTCAACCCTTCCGGCAAGACGCCGGGATTTTCTTCGAGGAACATCGACATGTTCTTCTGCGCAATGCGCTTCTCTAACAGGTCGATGGCATCGTGTTGCTTGATGAACTCTTTGAACGAGTCCCAGTCGGTGGTGCTGTAACGCGTGCTGGTTGACAACACAACAGTACCGGCCTCGGTGTTGACGGACTTCATACCAGACGCAAGCATCTGATCTTTCATCGCGGTCTTGAGTTGGTCTTGCTGGGCCTTGATGGCCTCGACCTCTGTCTCGTACGCCTTGGTCAACTCCTGCACACGTGCCTGCATTTTGCGGTACACACGCGCCAGTTTTACCAGTGGTACTTGCGCCAGTTCATTGGCTTGTTGAGGCGATGCCTCATCATCTACGTCACTCATTTTGCTTCTCCGTTATTGTTAAGTGTTTGACATCATACACGGGTTCTTTGCTTTTGCAATACTCCTTTCAAGAATTTTTTATTTCGCTGTCGTACATGCCAACGAGTAGCGCGTGGTCGCTGACTTTGCTGTTCATAGCCTTGAACAGTTTCTTCTCCAACGGGCTTGACTCGATGTGCACCACGGTGACTTTGTCTGACGTTTGTCCCTTGCGGTCAGCACGCGCAATAGCTTGCTTGTAGAGTTCCACAGACATCATTGGACCGTAAAAGACAACAGTGTCCGCCGCTGTCAGCGTGATCCCGTGTGCCGTAGCTTGGGGTTGCATGACCAGCACGCGAACAAGGTCGGTTGTCTGGAAGTCGTTGATGATCTGTCCGCGCTTGGTGGCACTCACGTCTCCGTGAATCTGCGCCACGTTGAAACCACGCTTGGTCAAGTACGTCGAGATGGTGTCAATGCTACTACGGAACAGCGCGAAGATGATGACCTTGCGACTGGTTTCCTCTAGTATTTCCTCTAATACCGCAAGTCGAGGACTTGCATCGAACTCCACCACCTCCTTGTCGTCGGTGTACGCCGCACCGCAACTGATCTGAAGCAGTTTGTTTACAGCCACGCCAGCGTTGACAGCACTAATGGTTTCACCTGCGGCACGTACCAGCATCTGTTCTTTAAGCAGTTTGTAGTACTTGTTCTGTTGAGGTGTCATCGGAACCTCGCGTGTGATCGTCATGACCGGGGGCAGGTCCAGGCATTGGTCTTTGGTAAAACGTATTGCTGGTTGAAGCGCCTCGTACACCACGTCCCTGGAGTTGGCCTTGGGCATCCACTTGAACATGCTGATCTTGTTCATGACCTTGTCGCGCCACGCCGTCTGGAACTTGGGCACGCCGCCCGGGTTCACCAGTTTGGCCAAGCCGTACGCATCAACGGGCGACTGCGATGCCGGGGTTCCGGTCATCATCCACAGGTAGGTGTCAGGCTTGACGATAGACGCCAGGGCTTTCCAGCGCCGTGTGCTCGGGTTCTTGTAGGCGTTGGCCTCGTCCACGATGATCAGGTCAAAGCGGCCATCGTTGTTGATCTCGTTGGCGATCAGGTTCAGCCCGTCATAGTTGGCAATAACTATCTCGTAGTCCTTCTGGATCATCTCGATGCGCCGCGCCGCTTGACTATGGTGGGCCACCACCGCGCTACGATGGATCACGCTCTGGTTGATGTCGCCCATCCACGCGCTGTGCATGATCGAGAGGGGGCAGAGGATCAGCACACGCCGCACTTCGCCGCGCTTCATCAGGTAGTCTGCCGCCCAGAGGGCCGAGAGCGTCTTGCCAGTGCCTGGGTCATTGAAACAGAACGCCCTGCGGTGCAGGGTCAGGAACGCCGCTGTCTCCATCTGGTGGGCCATGGGCTTGTAGCGCCCAGGCCAGTCGTAGCGTTTGGTGATGGGTGACGGTACGTTCTTGACGCCCATGTTGCGTAGCACCCGCGCTTCGTCTAGCCCCCAGTACACAGCGATGTCGTAGATGCCATCGTTCTCTGCAACGATTTTGTGCTTTGGGATGATGGCGTATTTATGCGGGTTGCGCGTCCTGAATAGGAGCGCTTTGTTCTCTATGATTTCCACTGCTTCTCCTTTTATTTTGGTTTGCGGCACACGTACCGCGCTCTATCTGTAAGGTAGTGAACTTCCAACTCACCGATTGATTTCAGCCGCATGTAAACAAGACTGTAAAAGCTGTCGTCCTGAAGCTCAACCAGATCGATCCACTCGTTGCCATACTTGGCCAGCCACAGATCAATCAATCGCTCAACTGGTAACTCAAACACCTCACTGCTGAGCAGCTTTGACTCTGTCGCCTCAATCAGCGGTGGGCTTGGAATACCTGTGCGTCCGAACGCTCCCGAACTGAGGGTGTTTGGTGTGGTAGTTGTTGTCAAAGTTTGCCAACTTGATGGCGGCATGGCGGTGCCGTTGGTTATCCATACGTTTGACACATTACTTTCCCTTGATGGTGTGGTCTGAGTTACGTGGAAAACTCCTGTTACTCCCAGCGCTCTTTACGCGAAGATTCGACTTTGTTGTAGTGCCGCCTTTGCTCAGCGGCTTCTTGTGATCAACATCTTTCCCATCTCCTTTGTGTACCTTGCCTTCACGCTCAAGCATGGCGCGGGCTTTGTTGCGGGCCGCACGTGCTTTCTTCACGGCGGGCTTTTGGTCGTACGCTGGGTACGTGTCGCGGTCAGCGGGGTTCTTGTAGGGCATGATTTTCTTTCTGCTGCTTCCGCAGCGCTATAGCTTCGTCGAGTTGCTCAATCTGCTCCAAGCGAATTGAGTCCATGATGTTGAACGACATTGTGTTCATGTTTTGCTGCGTCATCTTCCACAGCTTGTCGCGGTGCTTCTGCAAAACGTCGACCACCACGTCAAAAGGCTTGTCATCTTCCATCGCTTCCTTTCAGTGTTTTTTGTTGAACTCGCAGGTTGTCACCGGGCACCAGCCACACAGCGGCGTCTGGTTGGGATTCCACACACCGCTCTCGAAGCACCCCTGGAGCCGCGCATAGCGCTCACGGTAGTTCTGCCAGTGCTTGTCTTTGTCCGTTCGGGACATCGTCATCTTGACCATATCATTCTTGACGATGAATAGCAACGCGCTGTTGACCTTGCGGATATGCGGGAAGTGCTCGAACACCATGAGCGACATGAGCACCAGTTGATCCCGGTCCGGGTACTTATTGTTGCCCGTCTTGTAGTCGCCCACCCAGGCGGTGAGGTTCTCATCATCAATGATCAATATGTCGGCAATACCGCGCACCCACACCTCGGGGGACTTCCAATGGCAGGGCGACAGCCCGGCGGTGAGCGCCATCTCGTACTCGGGCAACGCACGCCCAGGCTTTTTCAGCAACGAGTCGACGACAGGTTGGAACTGCGCGAACTCGGGCGGGATCGGTTTGTCCTCCTTAACGTACAGCTCCAGCGCCTCGTGAACCTGGTTGCCGTAGATCGTCGCCTCGGTCTGGGTGAACGGGTAGTTCTTCAGCACCTTGACCTCGTGGTATCGGCGTTGACAGCCCTCGAAGTCTTTGAGGGAGGAGTGTGACCAAGCGGGTGTTTTCATCTTACAGGTACCTCGGGATCGCCATCATTCCACCATTTCATGTAGTCCAGGTAGTAGGCGTGAACTTCTTTAAGGGTTGCAAACATGGTGCCGACGAGCGTGTGTTGAGGCGGGTAAATAATCCACATCTCGTCCTCGTCGGACCACTCAATCTGCCACCCGCCGTAGGCGAGCAGCATCTTGATAGCGTCCTCGCTCCACTCGTCAGAACTTGGCTGAGTCGATTGCATCTGACAACCTATTGGCAAAAGCTGTGACAAAGCGCTCGTTGTGCGTCAGGTCGTGGCCCATGTCGTCGAGTATGGCGTGAGTGATCTCATGCCAGAACGTGTTGCGTATCTCCGCCGCCGGGTAGTTGGTCGACACCTGGATGCGCTTGGCACCGAAGCTGACTCGGCCCATGACGGTGGGCTTACCATCGGCATCCTTGATGACCGGCACCTGCTCGACGCTGAACCGCTTGCGGCCCACGGTGATACGTTTTGGTAGTTTGACTTTGCTCATTGCTTCTCCTTGTTGTTAACCTTTTGCCAAGCCGTAGCGCCTGTGCGCCCCGACCTCCGAGTTCAATGGAATCCCAGGCATGTACTTGGGCTCCATGATCATTTGCGCCAAGACCCAAGTCTTAGCGTCTTCTGCCTCCGCATCTGGCACCACGCACAAAAGTTCGTCGTGCACCGTCCCCACGACAGGGTATCTTTTTGCTACCCTGAGCATGCCGTCCGTCATCACCACACGTGCAGTGCCCTGCACAATGTTGTTCACTATCTTGCCAGCATACAGCTTTGTCGGCTTCTCGTCCAGCCCCCCGTAGACCCAGTTCATCTGCTTGGTTTCCGGGTCCTTTTCCTGGCGCAGATTGGGGTAGCGGACCGACATGCCGCTGGGCAACACGATCTCCTCTTTCTTAAAAGTAACACATTTGTATGTATGCTCCTCGCCGTGGTACAGGGCGCTCACCAGCAACGTGCCACACATGTCCCAGAACGACACCACAGGGTGCGCCGTGGCGCGATAGATGTCGATGATTTTCTTGGCCGCCACGCAGTGGATCAGCAGCTCCTCGTCGGTGCAGGTGCGGGGGATCTCCTCCATCTTCATCAGGTACTCTTTGTTCGCAAGAAACGCCTTGACGTACTCCTTGTTGACGCCGAGCTTCTGGGCAAACGCTTTGTTGTAGCGGACGGGTGGCGCTCCGAGGAAACCCACAAGAAGCTGCGACGCGAAAGACGCCCACCCGAGCCCATAGCCGCAACCCAGCAACGCGCTCTTTGCAGACTGCCGAAGGTCGGGGTGACTGTCTTTAGTAAGTCCGGGTATGCCAAACATTTGTGCGCCGAACGAGGCGTAAGCATCCTGACCTGACCGGAAGATGTCCAGCAAATCCTCGTAGTCACAAAACCATGCGAGTACTCGCGGCTCAATTTGCGAGAGATCGCCAACGACGAGTTGGTGGCCCTCGGGAGCCATAATTGCTTTGCGTAGGAATGACCCGCGCTTGAGGTTCTGCATGTTGATGGCGGAGCCTTTGCTCGCCGACCAGCGCCCTGACTTGGCCCCATAGTAGCTAAGCGGTACCGGCAACGCGCCCCTGCCTGAGATGTCGAGAAAGCGTTGTGCCCTGGTGCGCTCGGTGGTTGACTTGACTTTGAGTCGGGCTTCACAAAGAAGTCGGACATCTTCGTTGTCGCCGTTAAGTAGGGCTTGAAAAAGGGCATCGTTCTTAGCAAGCGCAAGCGTTTCTTTCCCAGTAGTTTTGCTGATCTTCTTCGGTGCGGGTATACCGAGTTCTTCGAGTAGCGCCGCAAACTTTGGGTTCGACGCAAGTTCAGCCTGATCCACGCCCAGCTTTTGTAGTAGTCCTTCACGTGCTTCCCCTTCCTCGGTCAGTTCTTCTATCAACATCTTTCTGTCAAGCACCAGCATGGGGTTGGTGTACATCTTGAGCGTCATGTCGATAAGCCGTAGCTCCGACTTAGGATACCCAACGCTCAGCCGCTTGAAGATTTCCTCACACAGGTACACGTCATGCTTGCAGTACTCGGCCAGCTCCTTCTCGATCTCAGGGGTTATCTCATCGAGCCCGTCGGTGCTGTGCACCGCTTGGCCCTTGGGCGGCAGGCCGAAGTCCTGCGCCAGCTTCATCAGGGAGTTGCCAACCTCCACGCCTCGTAAAGCTCGCGCCATTGATAACGAGTCGAAGATGAACGCGGGTTTAACACCGTATACCCAGGAGAGGATCGATACGTCGAACTGTGCGTTATGAGCAAGGACTGCGGTGGTTGACCAGTCGTAAGTCCCCAGGATTCTAGGAAGCTCATCTCCTCGATACCACTGAGTGACTCGGTCAGACCCGTACTCATGTACACATGCCCCGAAGGCCTTGAAGCGTGGATCACGGATGTACTCCTCGGTTGTCATCTTGGACAGCGTGTAGTCCGCCTTGTCCCAACGTGTCTCGAAGTCAATGGTCAGGATGGTCTTGAAGGGGGCGCTCAATTAAACATCTCCTTCTCCGGTGCGGTGGCCATCACCCTATATTGAACATGCTCATCGGCAAAGTTGAGCAAGTGGGTCACCTCGTACTCTGTTGCGTTGACCGTCAGGATGGCGAACTGGTTGGACTCCATGTCGCCCACCAACACTACGCCGCTTTTTTCTTCTGACTCGTACGCTTGTACCAACACGCTGATCACGTGCTTGAGGTGGTGGCGCTGGTCCTCCGACATCCGGGTGATGATTTCGTCCAGCTCTTTGTCGCTGAGTATTTTGTCTTTGATCATTTCTTGAAGTCCTCCAAGTTTTGTAGTGTGTTAAGCAGGTCGGTGATGCGCATCATGTTCACCTCGTTGATGACAAGTGTTACGCCCCCGGCCTTGGCTATCTTGTTCAGGTTGAATTCCTGAAGCGCCGTGACCTTTCCCTGGCCTGCCTTGGCCTCGATGCCAATGAACCAACCCTTGTAACAAACCAGGAAGTCAGGCACGCCCGAGTTCCCGTAGCCGCTACCGATGGGCATGGCATAGTAAGCGCCGTACTCGTCCAGGATGGCTCGGATCTGCTTCTTGACTTTAGCTTCTGGGGTTGATGCCATTCTCTGCCTCTGCTCTGTCGAACGCTTCTTCCAACTGCTCCATGCCTTCACGCAGAATGTCCTGGCGAGTCAAGGGTGTGCTGTAGAGCTGTGTGAGATATTCATCTAAGTCCTCGACCAAAGTGAACCCGTTCTTGGCGGCGATCATAAGTTGTTGGTTCCTGGCCATTCGGCGAATCCGACTGTACCGGCCCTGCGTCACTCTGGCTTGACGCAACTGTTCTTTCAGGTACTCGATAACTTCTTCAGGTGTGCGTTGCACCGGCTCGTATGACACCGCTTCTCCCTCGGCTTTTGCGACGGCTTCGCCGAATCCCGTTATTTTCATATCATCACTCATTGTTTTCTCCTGTGTTGGTTGGTAAAAGTGAGGGGGTCAAGTAGATTACGTGCCCCCTCGGTCACGTCTGGAGCGCCACACAAGCTAAATTCAGGGCAACCAACCACCCCCCGGGGGACTTGTGCGACACCGTTGCACACTCACATCTACTAGGCTAGTGCATGCGGTCATGAATACCCCCCGGTTTCAGATCAGTGCTTCCTCCGCATCGTGCGGGTACGAGTCTTTACGTTGTGGGCGGTTCAGTTGCTTCAGCGCCGGGCCAGTTGCCCTGGTGAACGGCCACCATTCGCTCCATAGTATTCTTCCTGAAGTGCGCTCCGCTTCCTTTGGGGACGACTCGGGTGACACTTTCTTTCGTCTCGAATTTGTGCTCGTTGAAGCATTGTCGGATTCTGATTGTTTCATTGGGCTCTCTCCTGGTTTGTAGTACTTCCATGTGGCGGGTGCCACACACCGGGCATTTCATCTTTTAAGTCCTCTGATGTAGATAGCAAAGCTGTCTACTGTATCCTCACCAAACGCCCCCCGAAAACGCTTTAGCGACTCAACGACCTCATCGATCGTTGCGTTGCGCACCATCGTTCTGTACGGGTCAATATCCACGCTATGTTGCGCTCGCTCAGCGGCGTCTACAAACTTTGTTGCGTGTTGCTCGACAAACTCAAAGGCTTCGTCTTCGGGGGTTTTCATGCGTTACTCCTCAAAAATTTTCTTCAACTCAGCATACAACACTTTGGCTTGTCGCACACCCATGCTGTCGAGAATTTTCTCCGCCGTGAGGTCAATCAACGGCATAGTTGTTGGAGAGAGCGCGGCGATACCTGCGGCCTCCTTCGGTTGATACTTTTGTTTAGGTTCCTCCACAACAGTTGCTTGACTGCGTGCGGGGGCTTGTTTGGCGGCACGTTTCTCAGCACGCGCGGCCTTGGCCTTGGCCAGTATTTCCTTGGCCTTTGACGCCTGTTTGGAAGCGCGTAGATTCTTGAGGTCTTTGGCCTTGATCGGTATGTACTCCTTGACGTTTGCAACAAGCACGTCTCCTACGCCACGGGTGATCTGGTTTGCCACAGTCAACTGGTTGATAAGCGAGCTGACAGACGTTTCCTTGAAGCCCTTGGCTACCAGATCTTTGATAACTTCCTTGCGCGTCTTGCCGGGGTTATCTCGCACGTAGTTGAACGTCTCGCGTGACACGTTGTTAACAATGCCGAACACGGGGCGGCCTTGGTTGGTGCTGTTGATGATTACTACGGGGTTGGGATTGGCCATGGTTTTCTCCTTGGTGGTTGGTTGATCGTCTTTGGCCCAGTCTTCGACTATGGCCTTTATGTTTTGTTGAACTGGTTTGTTGATTGCGTTGAGCAATGCGTCTTGTAAAGAAGGCATGACTGTTCCCTCA